AAGCTTACGGCGTCGCGTGAAACGGCATCGATAAAATCACCAAAAAAGAAATCATTTATTTGACGGTGTTCCGTCGCTATTATTTCGAATTCCCTTTTTAACTGGTTGATTGTTTTTTCCATTTTTCAAATATATTTTTAGCTTTTCGATTTGTTCCTTTGAAGCTTTGAATTTCATATAATAAAATTTATCGGCGTATATCCGTTTCGATCCTTTGTCATGTTTTCGGAACAATGTCCCGGACTTGAATTCGTTTCGATATATTCCGGATATTTCGTGCCATTATCAGCCATTAGATGAACGATTAATCTTTCTTTGTAGAAATACGCGTCTTTTCTTAATTGGTCGCGCAAAGCGCTTGTTTCGGCGTCCGAATTCGGTTGTATGTTTTCATCCTGGATGCGTCCGACCGATTTGTTTGTCAATTTTTCGTTCAATAGTAACGCGCACCGGTAGTCCACGAACGCAACCAAACAAGGAACAACATAATCATTCATTAAATCAAGATAATTTTGCGTCCAAGTATTATTTTGAACGCGCAATAATAGCGCCTTAAATAATGGCGTTGACAATGCCGGTTGCAATTGGATGTCTTGACTTCGTTTGATTGCGACCGCGAGAATCTTCGTGTCGGTGTTCGAATGAATCAATCCAAGCTTTTTAAGGTTTTCAACGGATAAAAGATAATTCATAATTTTTATTTTTGTTTAACGACCAATTGTTGAATCCATTCGTGACGACACCAAGGCGAAGTCTTTTGCGTGTCCGGATTCGTGTACCAACCACCTTTGTACGTCCAAACATTGCGATCAACTCGCGTTGAAATTGAATCAATGTCCTGGCGTGAATAAGATCTGTTTAATGAAAGTAATTTCAAGCAAAATTCGCGCGATTCCGTTTTCACCGCCGGAACATCGGTTCTTGTCCGATACGAATAACGAACTTCGAAATCAGCAATTTCGATTTGAAGATCTTCAAGCAATGATTCACCAAGATTTGTTGTGTTTCCCTTTTGGTAAAGTTCCCAGGTTGTTAATTGATTGATTGATTTCGCAACCGCTTCGATATTTGTGTTCAATGCCTTCGCAATTGACGTTGAATCTTCGCCCTTTTTTAATAAATTCAAAACATTCTTGTCAAAATCTTTCATCTTGATTTTAATTTCGCCGATTGTTTCGAACATCAATTCTTGTCGTGAAAAAACTTCTTCGCTCGATGTGTCCCAAGCAATTGGATGCGTTGAAATAACTTTGTAATTATCTTGACTTTCGCCGAATTGTTCAAATACTGAAAATTCATCGTCTTTTTTAGACAATGAAACAACCGCCGGTTGAACTGTGGTTTCTTTTGCAACCGATTTCAACGGCAATACATCAACTAATTTCACTTTTCCAAGATAGCCACCAAGTTCCGCCATGTAATTAAGCATCCATTCAATCCGTTTTTGACGTGTTGAAACGTATGTTGTTTTGAATATTTCGAATAAGTCGCCGGATTCGGCCGCGTTGAACGATCCTTGTTGCATAACTCCGAACAATGTCGGTGCGGTAACTGAATGCGCAACCAAGATGTTTTGTTGAACCGATGCTGCCGTCACTTCATAACGCTTGTCAAGATCATTGCCGTTCAATTGTTGAACGGTTGGCGCTAAATCTTTTCCGTCGGAAAAAGTGATAATAATTTCGCCGGCGTCTTCGACCGATTGCGTTCGTCCTTTTATTGATTCGGTGATTCGATGCAATTCTTCGGTTGATTCCGGGAATCCGGACGGCATATTGATAAGCGTTCCGGACTTGAATCCGTTTTGCAATTCGTACATGTGAAATTTTGCGATGTCGCAATCCGTTTGAATAGCCGTTAACCCGCCGTTGTATGTTGGTTTCGGATAAATTCCTTTTTCTTTTCTTGATTTCTTTGACGGTTCTTTGTAATATATTACGAATTGTCCGGTTCGGTTTGTTTCATCCAATGCAGGAAACATTCGAAGGTTTGTTTTTTCAGCGCTTTGATTCATTGCCGTCCAATCGTCCGACAAATAATAAAACCTTTCATCTTCGGTCATTCTTATTGCGTCAACGTCCAAGTATTCCCACTTCGCGACGCGTGTTCCTTCGCGATTCCAAGTACCTTTGACCGCAAAACCGCCGAAAAGTTCGAAGTCGAATGCCAATTGTTCGGCAATTTCGTTCATGTCAAAGTCCGAATACTGGTTGTCGATGAAAGCTTGCATGTCACCGGTCACAACTTCAAGGCCACCACCGGCAATGTAAAAAGTTTTCGTCTTGACAATTCCTTGATGCCATGCCGATCCATTGAAAAGGTCGATTAAAAAATAAGGATAATCGTTTTTCTTTCCCCACTTGATAAAACCAAGGGCGCGGTCTTTTTCCTCGTCCGGTTTGATAAATTCTTTCCGGAAGGAAAGCGAAGTCATTTTAATTTTATTGTTCATATATATTGAAGTAAATCGGTGAATCGTATTCATTAGCCGGTGAATCAAGTTCGATGACTTCGGCGCGTCCGGTTTCAACCATTGAAACGGTCAAGGCCGGATCGAGATTCCCTGGCGATTGTTGTTCGTAAATGTTATAAATATAATATCCGTTGTAATCAAAATTCACGTCAACGCCGTCAATCAATAAAAATTCATCAAAGCGCGGTGTTGCGGTTGAAATATTATTCAAAACGCATCGATATTCCTTGAAGCTTTGTTCATGGATGAACTCAAATAAGTAACTTGGATTCGGAATCGTTGTCAATTCCGTCACCGTCACTATTAATGGCGTCGTTCCGTTTCTTTGTATTAATAACATTTTCTTTTTTTATTAGTTTTGGTTTTTCGTGTTCGTAAATGTCAAAGATTCCAAGATTGCAATATAATTCTTCTTTGCCTTCTTCAATGACAAAGAATCTTGACATTACTGGCGACCAACATTTCGCGCCGATATATTCCTTTTTTATTTTCATAGTGTTAAAATTACAAAAAAAAAGGGAAAGAAATAATTTTTTCCTTCCCTCTTTAAATTAACCAAACTAAACTTCTTAAATAACCGGTGATTGTTGTGTCAACAATGTTGCGTAAACGCCAGGTGCAACATCAGGAACTGCGTCGTTTTCCATTCCGTTAAGAACGACAACATGTCCACGTCGATCGCTTTTAAGAACGCCAGAAGTGTATTCATTCGCATCAGCGATTTGAAGTCCTTCGCCGAATCCAAGCGCAACAATTGTTCCGTCAGCATTTTCAACCAAACAAACAACTTCGTTTTGTGCCAACAAGTGAATTTCACTTCTTAATTCTTTGTTGTCGGATGCAAGGATCATTGATAAACTTTGTTCATACCAAAGTGTTCCGTTGTTCTTGTCAACTTTAATTGGTGCGGTGTAACTTGACAAATTGCTTTTCAACTTGTAAAGGAATGTTTCACCGGAAACAGTCAAGGCCGTCACTTCATTTGCTAAAACAGTCGATGCAGTCACCGCACCCAATGGGAACAATAATACCGACTTGATTCCGCCTTTTCCGTTTGTACATGTCCGGTCATTATAACCGGCGATCATATCACATAAACTCATTTTTTTTTATTTTTTAATGAAGGCCGGTTGCCCGGCCGTCGTTGTTTATAATTTATTTAATTAGCTCGGTGAAGATGTTCCGTTCCAAACTCCGATTTGATCCAAGAAAGGAACTTGAACGCCAGCGCGGAATTTAGATCGTAAATAAATCACGTCGTCATCGAATGAATACCAAAGGTCGTAAGATTCGAAGTCCGAAGATAAATCCGTTCCGAATACAAAGTGACTTGATTTTCCAGTATAGATATTATCAGTTCCGTTCAATCCGTTCACTTTAACAATTCGCATGTTTGATCCTGGTAATAATAATTCGTTCATTGTTGCGAATTCACCTGGATTGAAAGAATATAAATTTAAGTCAACTAAATTCTTCAATAACAAGTTGAAATTTTCACGACCGGTCATGCAAATGAATTCTTCGCCTTCGGCAACATTCGCCGGTGTGTTGGTGAAACATTCATAAAATACATCGTAAGCGTTCGAAACTGTAATCGCTGCCGTTGACGAAGTGTTCAAATTAACACAACCACCGACAACCGTTAAAAATTGTCTAAATCCGTTCATGAAAGCAAGGTTTCCAGAACCGGAAACTTTATTACCATTCCAAATTAACTTGTCTAATTCTCTTGCATGAAGCTTCAATAAATAATCAGTGATTTGCGCTTCGAAAGGTAAAGTTTTGTCTTCGGCCATTGCGCCTGGTGTTAACGCGATTTGCGCCCAAAAACCGGCAAGGTCTTTTTGACAAAATTGTTTCATGTAACCGATTGTTTCAACCGATATGTCACGTTGTGTGAATACGGTGTCACCGTTTGCTGTCATTGTACAATCGCCAGTTTGATAAAGGATTGAATCGTCCATTAAGTTTAACGCTTCGCTTCCTTTGATTCCTTGTTGGATTGCAATATACTTTAATGTTTCGGCTTCCGTTACGGAACGAACAATTAAGTCTTCGCGAATTTCGTCCGTGTACGGCGATAATGCGGAAACATCGTAATCAAACGATGTTTTAAGGTATTTTTTTAGTGACATTTTTATTTATTTTTATTATATTTTAACCATTGTTGTTTGGCTGTCAAGTTGCCAACTTTTGAGAATTTCTCGGTTTCATTTGTGTTGTTTGTCGGTGCGGACTTGAAGGTCTCGAATTCACCTTTCAAAGTCGCGATTTCATTCGACAAATTATTGTTTGAATCGGCAATAACTTTCATCATTTCGGCAACCGCTTCGATGCTTGATGCGAATGATTCTAATTTTGCATTGATTATTGATTCAACTTTTTCAGTTGACATTTGTTCTTCAACTGGAACTTCTTCGGTTTGTGCAACCGCAGCATCGGGCTCGTCAATTATTTCAACAATGATTCCGTTGGCATCAACAACAACCGAAACGCCTTCAAGGTCACCGCTCAAAGCGTGTGTTCCTTCCGGTGCTGGTATTGTTTCCGTTTCCGTTACAACAAAAAGCGGTTGTCCAACTTCCAACATGTCAAATTCAACGATTGTTCCGTCCATTAAAGTTGCTTGTTCGAATTTTTGCGAAGCGCTTGCGAATGATTGTTTCATTTCAGCAATTAACTCCATTACTTTTTTAAAATTCTTGTTCATGTTTATTTGTGTTTATATCTATTATGTTTAATTGTTCGTAATTTGTCTTAAATATTGGTTGATTTTATTTCTTTGCATTGCGGTAGTTGATTGTTCAATCAATATTATATTTGCGTTTTCCGTCAAATCATTGATTTCACTTCGTGAAAATTGGTTGTGTTCAATGATAATATCATTTGAATCAATTTTTGATCGCAATGCTTCGATTTGTTTGACCATGAATTCATTTTTATTCATTGCATTTTTTACGATTGCTTTTTTTGCAACATAATTTTGCAAGGAATTTAATATCATTTTATATTTATCCATTGATTTGCAATTTTAATTTTAATAATTCCGTAAAAATCAAGGCCATTTCTTGTTCTTCTTTTGTATCAATCAAGTTGAAAACGCCTTCAATCGAGAATCCGTTGAACTCGCCGTTCTTTGCTTTGTCAAATAATTCTTTGTCGGTCACCTTATAAGAAACAATCCACGATCCGTCGTTGGCGTCCTTGAATCTTTCCGGTGCGGTGAATCCTTTTGCCTCGTCGATTTGATAAGAATGAATCATGAAGATTGATTTGACGATTCGATTCGGATTGTGTTCCAAGTTTACGTTGTTGAAATTGTCTTTCCTGGCGTAATCAAAAATAATGTCTTTAATTGCTTGCTTTGTAAAAACAACATAATATTCCTCGCCGGTTTCTTGGTCGAATCGATAAATCGGCGTATCGGCCGAAATAGCCAGGCCGGTAATTACTTGTTCTTCGTCGTTGAATTCGAATGCCTTTTGTTTTGAAAATGTCATGAAGTTCTTTTCATGCGCCGGCATTGAAACAAGTGAATTGAAAGAAACGGTTGTTTCTTCATCCAACAAGTCAATTGATATTTCGTATATTGGTATTTCTTTCTTCATATTATATTATGTATTTTTGTTCGATGACTTTTGTATTTCCTTATAAAAAACGAACATCCGATTTCGAATTGATTCAATCAATCCGTTGGATTCGAATGTCTTTTCCCCTGGCAAAGATTTTCACAATTGGCGACGAAATCGAAGGCGTTCAAAATATTCCTTGTCCGGTCTTTTCAAACATTCGCGGTGTCGATGTGACAAACAAGATTTTAACCTTTGCAAATCAAATCGGCGGTAAATTCATTTACATGAATGATGACTTCTTTGTCACTCCGAAGCTTCGCGCCGATGTTCCAATTTATAACGGTGAAATAATTATCAATTCAAAACATCCGGGACATTATCAAATCGCTTGCAAAAATTCGATTGAATTCTTGGAATACTTTGGTCATTCAATTTATAATTTTGAAACACATTCGCCGGTGTTAATGGATGCGAAAAAATTAATCAAAACATTTTCAAAAGTTAATTGGCAAAATGACAACCATTTCATTAAATCAATTTATCTAAATTCAAACCTTCCGAAAAATATTCGACCTGGAACAAACTTGAAGATTCCAATTGGTGACATTGCGAAGGCCGAATTGTTCCTTCGCGATTACGGTTGTTTTTCTTCAAGCGATGAATTCATAAATTCGTCCGGCGGTTTGTGGATCAAAAACTTGACTTTTGTTCTTGAACGGCCACCTTGTTTTGAGTAGATGAAATATCGTTTTCCAAAACGAATACTTGAACTGGTTGCGATGCGGTTTGTGCATCTTGAAGAAGTCCACTTGTTGACGTTCCGGTTGTCGGTGTCGATGCGGTAAAACTTGAACCGCTTGTTCCGGCCATTGATCCACCACCACCACCACCACCGGAAACGCTCGGCATTGTCGGCGCCGTTCCGCCTTGATATTTTTGATTTGCAATTGCAAGCGCTTGCGTCACTCCGATAATTCCGGCGGCGGCGATTGCAGCAATACCAGCCGGCGAAGGCGGCGGCCCAAATTCCGCGATTCCTTTCGTGATTGCCGATGCGGTGTCCATTGCAACTTGCGCAAGCTTGATCGCTTTGTCACGGTTAAATTTCGCGCGGTTGATTTTATCTTCTTGGTTGAACGCTGCTAATTGAACCTGGTATTTTTGCTTTGCAAATTTTTCTTCAATGGCGGTCTTTTGATCGGCGGTCAATCCTTCGGCATTTAATTCCGCTTGTTGCTTTGCATCAAGACTCGCCAAATCTTCGTCACGTTCTTTGTTAATCTTGTTGATTCGCGCCGCGCCAATTTCATTCAATAAGTCATTCACCATTTTCACTTGGTCAAGCGCCTTTTGCGCCGTTGCAATTCCATTGGTAACGCCGGCAAGTTCTTCTTCGCGCGCCTTTTGTTCGGTTGTCTTTGCCGCCGTCGTCGCATCAAGATTAATTTTTGCAATTGCTGCAATCTTTTTCTTTTCAAGTCCAAGCATTGCGGCGTCAAATTCTTCTTGTGTTATTTTTTCATCAACATTGTCCGAATTCAATCGCTTCAATAATTCTTTTTTTGCGTCGTCTTGTTGGTTGTTTAATTCTTGAAGCGCGATTTGTTGATCCGTTGCAATCAATGAATTCAAAAACTTTGTTCGTTCACGTCGAATTGCTTCAACCCTTGCAGCTTCTTCAAGCGCGGCATCGGCATATTTTTTTCTTATTTTAGCTTTGGCAACTTCTTCGTCAACCACCAATTGAAGCGCCTTTTCTTTTCCTTCTTCGCCTTGACTATTCGCCAGCGCGATTCGTTCTTGAAACGCAACCGACACATCTTCAAGTTCGCGTTCTTGTTCGGTCAATTTCGCGCGTCGAATTCCTTCGGCAAGTTGCGCTTCTTTTTCGGTCATCAATTTCAATTCTTCTTCGGTCAAATTCTTGACTCCTTTGTCCATTATATTTTTAAGTTCTTTGCGGTAATCTTCTTCGGACATTTTACCTTTTGCGAACTTTTCATCAAGTTCCTTCAATTCCTTTTCACTTGCTTTTTTGATTAGTTCTTCGCGCCAATCGCCGTAAGTATCTTCAAGCGTTGCGATTTGTTTTGCCTGGCCTTCGGCCATTTGTGAAATCTTCAAATTTTCGGAATCTTCGGTCGCTTGAATTTCACGTTCCAATTGTGATTTCAGCGTTTCAAGTTTTGATTTGTTCAATTGGTCTTGCGTCGCCTTGGCATTCGTTCCGGCGGTTCTCGCCTTATCAGCTAAATCGCGCGCGTGTTCCGCTTCCATTATTTCAATGTTGTTCTTGGTTGCAACCAGGTCATTGTAATTTTCACCGGCCACCTTGGAAACTTCGGTCAAAGATTTCTTCAATGCCTTTACACGATCCGAATCCGCGTCACCGGTCGCAATCAATACTTCGATTTCAGCTTTGTAAGCTTTTATTTTAGCAGCTTGCGCCGATAATAAAACGCGACCTTCGGCCAAATGTGATTTCGCTTTCAATAAGGCCATTTCGTAAGTCGCCTTTCCGGATGCCTTCAATAAATTTATTTCGTGTTCATAATACGCGTCGTTTGCCTTTTGTTTTTTCGATGCGGCCGCAATAATCTTGTCTTGTTCCTTGACAATTCCTTTTGTTCGCGCTTCGGCATTCGCTTTTAATTTACGCGTGTTCACGTCGTCAATAACTCCAAAATGTTCCAAAGCTTTGACCACTCCAACAATCAATCCAATCAAAGGAAACATTATCATGATTACGGTTTTCACCGCCGGGCCAAGCTTGTTAAATTTATCGTAAGCGCCAATAACCGCTTCTTTGACCTTGTCAAAATTGGCAATCAACATCGCAAGTCCAACGACAAGCGCGCCGATTCCGGTTGAAATCATTGCGATTCGAAGTAATTTCATCGCCATTGTTGAACCTTGCGTTGCAACCGTTGAACCAACCGTTGCCGTTCCAAGTGAAACCTCTCCGGCGGCTTGCGCTCGCGTCGATGCAATCGTTCCGGTCATTACAAAATTGCGTAATTTTTCCGCAGCCGTTCGCAATTGAATTCCAAGAATTGCATCCTTGTTCAAATTCTTTGCAACCGTATTCACCGCGTTCACAATTCCTTGCGTCGCTTGCAATTTCACCATTGTTTTTTGCAAGTTTTCGTTTTCAATTCCGGTCAATGCAACCGCCGATTGAAGTCCCTGAAAAACCGCCGCGCCGGTTTCGATTCCTTGAACGGCCGTGTCTAATTTAACGAAGTCCGAAGATAATGCCGTTGTCGCGCCTTTTAAATCGCCAATCGTGTCTTTCATTTCGGCAGCCGCGCGAATCGCTTCCGCTCCAACCGGACTTTCAACGCCAGCTTGCGCCGCAATGGATTGATATTCCTTCATTGCCTTGGTCATATCGCGCATTGTCAAGCCACCGGCCGAAACCTTTGCGTTCAATTCGTCCAAGTTTTGTTGGAACGCGTCCATTCCAGTTCCGCTCGATGCGGTGACTTGCGTTTCTTTCAAGTCTTTATTGAAATTCTTTACCGCTTGATCAGCGTTTTGAATGTCTTGAACCGAATTCCCGGTGTCAACGCGTAATGAAAATACTGCTTCTTTTGTTGCCATTATCCGATTCGGTTTATTGTTGCGATTACTGACGGCGTTGCCGGATGCGGAATTACTAAATTAGCTGCTTCCGAACGTAGTTCAATTGTTGCGGCCGTTGTTGACCACATTATTTCAACCACGTCGCTTGCAGCCAAATAAAGAAACCAATTCCAGGCGGCGACATCGTAAACGGAATTATTGTTTACATTTATTCTTGTATTGCTATCGCTTACATCCGTTCCGTTTACTCGCAACCAAATGTCAACATGTTGACTTGTTCCGCCCGAAGTTCGGTAAAGTTGAGCGGAAAATTGAACGTTGTAATATCCGGCGTCATTCACTTGCATTCCGGTTGTTCCCGAAATTGCAATGTTATTTAAAAAACCGGTTTGACTTATAAGCATGGCCGTCGGTGTGTTCGCCGTTGTTGATTGCGTCGAAGATTCGTAAAACGAACCGGAAGGAATGTTTCCGATAACTGTTTCAACTAATTTATCGCGTTGCATTTTCTTGGATGTAAATGCGCCAGGAATGAATCCGGCTTCGGATACTTCAAGCAAATCATTCTTGCCCATTAGCGAAGTCTTTTGTGGTAATTGTGAAATTTTTTTATCGGCCATAATTATTCTATTATTCTTTGATTAGTATTATTTTCTTCGCGTCTTATTATATTGTTTTCGGTTATTCGGTGACTTGGTGGTTCAATTGTTCCGGCGCTCTCGCCTTCTATTATGCGAATCAGTTCGATTAATGTCGATTGACCTTTTCCGGAATCGTAATCATTTATTTTTTGTAATCGATAAACGACCGCATCGATGTTAATTAAGTTTCTAAAATCTAACTTGTTGATTGTATCGGAATCAATTGTCGCGTACAATGTTAACATTTTTCCGAATCTTGAAACAATTTCTTTGATGAAGGTTTCGTGATATTCGAAAAGGTTGTTTGACGTGTAAATTGTCGCCGGATAATAAACGACTTCCGGAACGCCGAAATTGAAATCGAATGTTGGCGCGTCGATGTCGTCCAGGTGACCGACATACGGATAAATTGTTTGCGGAATATCAAATCCGGATTCGTTCCGGTGTTCCCAATTCCCGGCGCGCATTTCGCCAAGTTGCACGATGAATGACTTTCCTTTTTTCAAAACGATTTGACCATTGCCAAATTCATCGAAGTTCACCTGGTAAAATCTCGGAACAATTAAATTTGTTGAATCAATCAACGCCAATGGATGTTGTCCGAACGGAAGCTTCATGTCGGTTGTGTCGGTTGCATATTGCGATTGACTTGACAAAGTAAATGATCCGTATTGTTCAACGAAAGCATTTACATATTGCGTGTTCCAATAATCGTCTTCTTTTTCGAACATGAAATTATAATCTTTCGATGCGAAGTTGATTGTCGGTGTCACCTTGATTTCTTTTGACTTGTCAACAAGATACGTCCAATCAAGCGCCTTATCCGATCCGTTGTAAAAATCGGCAAGCGGTTCGATTTCAAGAATCGTCGGATTGTTTGCATCCGGTTTCAAATATAAATTGAAGGCCGTAATTATTCCTTTCAAGAAAACATCGCAAGTCATGTCCGGCAAAAATGGATTCAAATTAATTGTTGATCCTGGCGTGATTGATTGTTGACTTTTGATGACATCCAAATTTGCGCCGGTTGATGTGATATTAATTGTGATCGGATAATTGACATAAATTGGTGTTGATAATTTCATCAAGTCCGAATTGAAACGAATCGAGAATGTCAATTCATCGTTGATTGACATGTTGATTGTTCTTAATATATTGAATGAAAATGTCCTTGTCGCAATCGGAAAAGATTCTTGAATGTAAACGTTTGAATAAATTGTTGACTGATCAATGACTATATTATTTTTTTTGATAAACAAAGTCATTCCTTGCGTTGCCCAAAACTTATTGCCAACCGGTGACGTACTTGAAATATCAAGGTCATGCGTTCCGTAATAATTCACCGCGAACAATCCAGTTGACGACGCGCGGAATTTCAATGGCAATGTTGCGATGACTTGCGACGAAGGATCGGTCACAACCGTTGCGTCGTAATTGTCAAATAAATTTGTGTTCGGATAAGCAATGAAATTCGAAGGTTGATCGTTCGGATCGACCAATGATTGAATCGTTGAATTTATTATGTTTCCGCCGGCGTTGTTGTTTTCCGTTGTGGTTGCCGAATCATTCGCCGATTGCGTCGGATCAATTGTCGGTAATGCGCCACCATAATAAGCAAGCAATAATCTTTTGAACCGTTGTGATTCTAAAAAATTAGATGACCAAGTAATTCCGGCAAATTCAAATATCTTTTTTAAGATGCCATAAACAAACGTTTGAACCGGTATATTGTCAACGGCAAATGTCTCCGGTGTCGGTCGATTATATCCGTAATCAATAAGGCCATAATAATATCCGATTCCGTCCCAATCCGCGCCGGTCTTGATGCTTGTTGAAACGCCATTGATTTGATTGAATCCGTTCCACGTTTCTTGTTGATCGGCCAATGTCAAGTTGTGTTTATATTCCGCGAAATCAAGTTCATTAACTTTGACCTTTTTCAATTGCGCAATATAGTCAATCGTGTCCGATACCATTGTAATCTCGAATGACCAAGTTCCGTTGTTCAACTTGCATTCCATTAATTGCGCGATGCCGTTGAATTCAAGCAATCCATTATTGTAATATTGACAAGTCGCTTTGACCGAAGGATCGAAGTTAATTATTCCGGATGTCGTGGTTGAAATCTTTTCCGATGCCGTTAACAAAAATACATTGGTCATCAATTGGTGATTCACTCGCGTCCCTGGCAAAGTAATCGTTTTCGATTTGTTTCCTTTCCTTGATGAAATATCCTTGATGTCCGAAATATTGAACGTCAATGGAAACGGAATAGATTGGTCGATGTCAACCAAACTTGAATTGATGTATAATTCGCCGGCCATTTAATTAAGTTGTGAATTATAAGAATAAGTCTTTTTAATTTCAATCGTTTCCATTATCAATCCGTCCTTTCGCGATTGCTTCAAGTCATAACCTTGATTTGTTATGTTAACCGGTTCAAGCGCGCCGGTCGCAGCTTCAAGATAAACATTCGGCGATTCGTATAATTCACGAACCAACCATTGTTGAACGTCTTCATAAATCCAATCCGAATTCAAAATCATTGTGTCTTCGGCGCGTTTTGAATAAGTTGTCATTTCGCCTTGGTATAATGGATAAATATAATTCGTTCCAGTCCAAATTCCGGATTCGCGTTCGTATGTTGAACCGGCCACCTTCGTTGATTCGGTTGAAACAAGCGTGAACGTGAACGAGTCCCAAACTCCGAACTTGTTCAACCAATGCAAGCGCCTTGTTGGATATCGGTGGCATTCATTGTCAATGTATATCTTGAACGTTTCGGATGTTCCTGGATGAATTCCGATTCCAATGTCATAAGCGCGAACCGTGTAATATGCGGCCGTTGAAAAATCAATTGATGTGATTGTTGTATTCGCAATGATTGTTGACGGACTGGCGTCAAGAACCGAAATATCGTCAAAGTTAGAAGGGCCAGGTGCATAAATATAAGACACAATCATTGTGTTGGTTGCATCGTACAAAATATATTCAACTTCAATTGAATTTTTTCGATCCGTTAAAAATCCAAGGAATATATTTTCATTCAATCCACAAAAATACTTTCGCGACCTTGGCCAAGATGTTAAAAAATTATTCGGTGTAATTAAATTCAATCTTGAAATATTATAATCAAGATAATTCCAATTGATGAATTCCGGATGTCGCAATGCGCCGTTGAAAGGTATCATTTGCGCCGTTGTGGCCGATGCTGCAATTGCCGGCGGTGTTCCATACTTTTCCGAAACTACAATCCATGCCGATGTGAATGCGGTTAAATAAGGCGTTAATAAGTTACCATTCAAAACTAATGGCGAAGACAAGATTGACTTGATTGCTTCGGACGCGTTGAACCTTGACAAGATTCCGAATTGTGGAAAGACTTGATGTGTCGAATACAAAGTTCCTTGAATATATAATTCAACGATGAATGAAAAATTCGGTTGCGCGGTTTGATCCGATTCGAAAGTCCATACGATTGGATTGCCAGCCGTTGAAAATTTTTGCGGTTGTTGTTGGATTGTTATTGCCATTTATCTTTGTGTTGCTTTGTCAAATTTAATACTAAAAATCAAGCCGGTCACTTCGGCCAGGTCATTTGCGATGCGATCAAGAACTTCTTCGCTCAAAACGGTTTCAATTATTTTCTTTGGTCGAATACCGTGTTCCTTGATTGAATGCGATATCGCGTACGCATGCGACGTCGTGACGCCGTAAGCTTGTTGAATTGCGTTCGCCATTCTCGGTGAAACGCCAGGATAACGAAAACTAAATTCGCTACCATGATTATTCGCGCCAACCGAATTGACGCCTTGATCCTGGAATTTAAAATAGTCATCCGCTTGAATCTCGAAGGAAAGCGCGCCGGTCGGAAAGTAAACAACCGAAGCAGCCAATCCGCCGGAATTATTTGCATTCGCTTTAATATAGTCGGACAAGTCTTTTGTCACCTGGTTGCCAACCGTCAAAAGAAATTGTTCATAAACGTTTTCCGGTTGCGCGACATCGGTCGAAGATATTCCGAACCCTTCAAGAAAATCAAATTCGCCGGCCATTATTGTAATATGTTTTTTTGTTCGTCAACTAATTTAAAGTAATTCATCCAAAATAAAGATTTCACATAAGGTTGCGCCGTAATTTTTTCCACGTCTTGTCCCATCTCTTTTGATAATCGATGAAGGATAGTTGTCCAAGTGAACCATTCGCTATTCGTAATTGTTGATCCATTTCCAGTTGTGTTTTCATCGTCCTCAATTGTTGAATCGCCAATATAGCGAGATTCCGCTTCTCGTATTCGCGCAAAAAAAAACCGAAGAAATTTAGAAATTCATCGCCTGGAAAATGTTGCTTAAATATCTTATAACGATTTTCATTCGGATTGATTATCCGACCTTTCGAATCTTCTTGACAATAGTCCATGTCTTCTTCAATATAACAAATGGCGACCGCCTTGCATGGATCGGATGCAATGTCTTCAATCAATTTCAAGTCAATGATTTGACCGGTCGTGATGAATCGAAAGTCTTTATAAAAATAATATTTCTTTCCTTCGATTTCAACCAATCCAACCGGATCGGCCGATTTGTAATTGGAAAGCATGTCGAGCAATTGGCCGGAAGCTTCTTGAACGTCTTCGATGTTTCCCTTCTTAATGTTGCTAATCGAAACGCCTGAAAAGATTGAAAGCAATTGACATTGGAATTCAATCATTCCAAGCCATTCATCGTCCTTGCGTTCCTTCATTGCATCGGCAAGCATGATCCATTTTGTTAATTGATCCGGCCGGCAATCACTTATTGTCCTTGGTAAGTTTAATTTTATCATAGTGTTCTTTTGCGATTTGATAAGCATGTTCCAACATGAAGACATGTCGTTGCATGTCATTCGGTTTGTTAAAAATTATTAATACATTCCGTCCGGTCTTATCCTTGATGAATTGTTGAACAATCATTCGTTTGTAATTAAGTCCGGATTGCATGATATATTCCTTTTCGTTTAAAATTCTTCAAGCAATGAACGGCCAATGCCAATGATATCACTCCGTCATCGTGCAATCCGCTCGGCGCGCTATATTGAACGTTCCTGGTGTTCACGTTGTAAATGTAAGTAAAACTTTCCAATTCATCGACAAGCCATGTTTCGTTAATTATCGAAATTGACTTTTGTTCGAATGACATCGCCAGGTCTTCAATGATTACCGGTTTCGATTTGCTTGTCGTTGTAAATGGATTGACCAGGTTGCGACAAGATGACCGCAACATTTCAAAGAACACGTCGCCTTGATTGTTGACTTCGACCAAGGTAACCGCTTGATATTGACGGATGACTTCGGCAACCTTATCGATTATCTTTGACCATTCGTCGTGACGCCACCTTTGAACGTGAATCATTTGTCCTTTGTCGTTCAAGATAGTTAGAACCGTGTAATCGTCCGCGCGTCCGATATCAAGTCCAGCATAGTTGCGATTGGTCTTGTTCGCCGTGCCGATGCAATCCTTGACATTCCGAAACAAGCCGGAAGCGTTGTCAAGAAATTCGGCCATGTATTCTTGTCGAAAGATGTGATCCGGCAATGAACGTTTCCGCTCGTCCAATTCCCTGGCGTCAATCATTGGATTGTCGTAACTTGTATAATGGATGTAACGATATCTTTCATCGTAGTTCGGTTGCATGCACAATCGGTGAAAATGATTCTTTCCCTTCGGCGTTGAAATAAAGATAATCTTTTTTCCCTTGACCATAACGGTTGCCGATAAGACTTCATCCCAAAGTTCCGGACGTGTGAACGCCATTTCATCGATGACCATGTAATCGAATGTATTCCCTCGGATATTATCCGGTCGTTCACCGGAAAAGAATTCAATGGATGAACCGAATCCGGTGATCCGAAGATCGGACTTATTGAATTCAAACAATCCGGACTTCGCCACCGCCTTTTCCAATTCGGCGAATACTTTTTTCCCTTGCTTATATACCGGCGTGATCCATGCAATTTTGCAACCAGGATCGTTGATTGACCAATACAATAATTGGTTGATGCCAAGCAAAGTCTTTCCGAACTGGCGTCCGATGTTCAATGCGAAATACTTTTCCGTTCCCGAATTAATGGCGGAATGAATTGCGCGTTGGTTGTCGTGCGGTTTATAACCTTTAATTAATGTCATTCAAAGTCGAACTTGTCAACCGTTCGCGTTTCGATTTGTTGGCGGTCGTGCATGCCAAGGCGGTTCTTTGCATAGAATATTCCTTTGCCTTCATTGGCGACGATGTCGGATGCAAGTCCTTTGAAAAGGTCGTCAATCTTTTTTATAGTTTCCGATTTTAGTTTGTCATCACAATTCAACCATTCATACCAAGTCGAAGGAACGATTCCTTTTTCCTTTCGAATTATCGGAATCCAAATCCTTAAAAAATAATCAATCGTTGGTATATGGCGATCCATTACCATAATGATTTCACCTTTGTTTGAAAGCGTTTCTTTTTTATGCGATGAACATTCTTCAATATATTCTATTGACCAAAGTTCAAGATTCTTAATATATTCTTTTGAATATGCCATATTAAAATAATTTTCCAATCGAACCAAGTTCATCAATAACATCCTTATTGTTGTCGTAATGAATTTCGATATTAAGTTCTTTTATCTTTTCAATCTTTGCTTTGTTGCTGCCGGTTGCGATAATGTGATCAGCGCTTATTCCTTCGAACTTTATTCCGGAATCACTTCGGCGCGCCGTAATAATATAAACGTCGAATCCTTTATTAAGATAAGATTGAATCAATTCTTTTCCTTTCCTGGTTGATCCAGTTCCGTCCCAATCAAATGAAATTTTTGGCATAGCTTTTTATATTATGTTATTGTGTTCGAAAACGTTTATATATTTCATTAATCTTAATAAGTCGAACGCTTTGATTGACTCCATGACCAAGTGACTTTTGTTCTTCGTGTCTTCGATAGTAATACAAAAATTTATCAACGTAACCGATTGACATTCCGGCTTGAAGACATCGAAGATTCATTTCCAGTTCTTCGGCGCAATCCAATGATTCATCGAACATTCCAATTCTTTCGAATATTGATTTCCGATACATTAACGAACCGCCGTGAATAACGTTGCGAATTGCATTTTGTTCAAGCGTTGGATATTTGATTTTCGGTTCGTATGGAATAATTGTCCTTTGATTAAAATATCCGTAAGCTTTGCCATGAATGAAGTCATTACCTTGAATTCCTTCGACGGAATCTTTGATTGAATTAACCGGCAACCAATCGTCTTCGCAAAGATACTTGATGAATTCACCGGACGCCTTTTCGATTCCGCGATTGATATTGAATGAAACGCCAGCATCGTGATTCGATTGAATGATTTCGATTGCACCCGGATAATTTTGCGTATGGATTGATTGAATCGCCTGGTTCAAATAACCGCGATTAATTCTATAAGGAATGATAATTGAAACCAAAGGATATTTCAAAGTAAATTTTTTAGTCTTGTTCCGGCAGCCAATATATTATGTTTTTGAAAGAATCCGTTGTGATGTTCTTTTCGAATCATTTCAAAATTATCGTTTTCAATTATGTTAAAGATATTATGAAATTTGATTGGATCATTTGCAATGACAAAATTATGTTGTCCGTAAGCATCTTGATAAGCAGCTTCGTTCACATTGTTTGTGACAACCAGGCAACCAAGCGCCGTCGCTTCGAATGCCGTCACTCCAAAACAACCGTAAGGATTGCCATTCATAATCGGCGAAAACAATTCGATATAAATGTCACATCGAGCGATTCGATTCAAATTTTCTTGATGCGACAATCTTGATTCGCTAATCACAAATTCAAATTTATCTTTGAACGGTTCAAGCATCTTATAAATCTTGTCCGTTCCTTTGACGATTGGATTCGAAGGAAAGTGACCAACAACCAATTTTGATTTTCGTTCGGTTTGTTCCGCTTTGACATACGAATAATGCGGGGCAATATAAGTGAAATCTTTGTTGTGCAATAAAAATTCACATTGATCCGTGAAAATTCGTTGTCCTTCAAAAATAGAATCGTATCGTTGTTTGTTGTTCCGGTATCTTGTTCCGGTGTGATAAATTATTTTGTTCGGATGACTGGCGACCGCTTGAAAGATATTTGCATCCGAATGAAAGATTTGAATCACATCGAAATTCTTATATTGTTTCAAAACATCGGCCATTGTCTTTTGTTCCGATTGCGATTCATAATTGAAGACGTGACGATGAAACGACCAATCGACGCAATCAACTCCGACCGCTCGAAGTGAATTCGCGTTTTCGTGCGCCATGTTGGCGAAGTCCATGTTTGATAAATTTAAAACGCGCATAAATAAAAAGTTAATTTAAAAAACATCCACCAGGATATAAGACAAAAAATTATAATTGAAAGATAAATGACAAGCAAATTTGTATTAATGTTCATTTTTTAATAGTTCAATCAATTGTTCGAATGTCGGATTCTTTTCCGTTTTGATTCCTTTGTTTTTTACGAATTTTCTTAATTCCTGGTATTTCATTTTTTCCGGATTGAAAGCTTCCATTTTTATTCCGACAAAATGCAAAGGTGATTTGACATCCTTTGGTTTGACGTCAATGTTTTGACAAAGCGCCGGAAGGTCACCGCGCAACAATTCATGATTCAAGCGATCCATTGCAATCCGAACGCATGTTCCGCAATTCTTATTCAATACGCCATGACCAAGGTCATGAAAGATTTTCGCCAATTCATTCTTCAATTCCATGTTCAAGCTAAATGAACGCGTCCTTGAAAATTGATTCGCCTGGTAAAGAAGGCCGTTACTTACTTTCATAAATCAAAATTAAGTCCGACAATAAATAAGAAACGAACGCCAATGGAATCATTCGATAGTCAACGAATGAATATATTCCCACCGCAGTCCAAAAGGAAAGACAAGACAAACAATTGAACGGTTTAATGTTCGGTAGTTGAAAGCTTTGCATCGCTCTCGCAATCGCCACCGCTATAATTATATAAATCATATTTGAATTTTTTAATTGTTTTGTGAATTGTGTCCAAGCAAATTCCGGTATTGTCGCGAATTTCACGATAAGTCATTCCGTAAAGGTGCATTTTTGTAACTTCTTTGATGAACAATTCTTGATCGTCTTTTGGCCTGGTTGATAAAAAACTATTGATTAAATTTTGATATTTGTTCGGAACATCTTCGGATTCATCCTGGATAATTTCGCCAAGTTCATTTGAAGGAAAGCGCATTTCTTTGTTGAATGCCGATTCTTTCCAATTCCATTGATTCCAAGCGAACCGAGCGAACATCTTTGGTAAGACATTCGCTTCAAGTTCATATTTATGCAATAAGATGAACACGAAAGAAACAAGGTCGCGATGCAATTCGTGATTATTCGTCAACTTCTTTGCAATTGCATACGCGTCCTTTTCCCAAAACATTTTGCTAAATTATAAAAAAATCGAACCATTTAACAAAAAAGATTTGTCCGACTGGTTTATTATTTAGAAACCGGTGCATCATTGCATAAGAAACGCCAATGTCTTCGGCCAAATGTTTCATCTTATATCGCTTGGTAATTTTGTCCCTGGTCATTTTCAACATGAAGTCAACCAAGGTTTCACCATTAGAAAGGTAGATCGTCATCGATTTCATTGCGAATGTCGTTTTTAGTTTCGTTTGAAATATCAATCTTTATGTTCCAACCTTCAAGGCGTGTGAAATACTTTCCATTCCATTCCCGGCCACGAATGTTGAATCCGATTTGAACTTGGTCACCGACCTTGCATTCATCAAGCAATTGACATTTGTCTTGACTAAATTCCAACATAACTTGTTGAGGATATTTGTCATCCGTTTCGATTACGATTTCGCGCTTTGCGAATTTCTCGGTGATTTGTGTTGTCTCGGTGACAACCACCACTTTTCCTTCGATAGTGTAATTCATTTTTTTCTATTAAAATATTCGTGCAACCAAAAGCCGAGTGCGAGCCAACCGACAACCATTGCCGGAATCATTAAAATTACATAGATTGTTGTAAGCATGTTATTTAGAATTTAATTGATTAATATATTGTGAATAATATTCATTAGCGAAAATCAGTTTTTCACGAATCAATTGTTCCTTTTCCAAGTCACGTTCGTAAATTACCGAAGTGATTCGCTTTTCCGGTGCAATGTGATCCACGCGATGAATGTCGATTTGTTCCCATTGCGACAAGAATTCATCTTTCGTTGTGACCATACAAAAAACAAGTTCAAAGATTTCGCGTTCGTAAAGCATCAAGTACGCGCGACCTTGCCATTCATATTCGTTGTCGTGCGCTTCGCCTGGCGTTGCCGGCCAAGTTTCCAAATTCCAAGATGTCTTGATATCGATTACACGGTCTTCGGCCAAGATATCACATTCACCGGTCAAATATTCATCTTGAAGTCGAACATCGTTCTTTTTATAATTAGTGAACCGTACTGAATTCAACAAATCGATTGAATCTTGTTCCTGGTCTTTTCCCTTGTTGATATACTTGTTGTCAAGTTCAACCCGGTAACCGAAATAATCTTGCTTTGCAACCTGGCGAATATAAGTTTTCGCGCCTTGACTTAAATTTTCGCCTTTTGATTTCGGCGTTGTCATCAACTTTCCCAATGACGAAGGATGCCATTTCATAATTCAATCGCTTTTAATTGAACATCCGTCAATGAATAAGTTGACTTCAATTGTTCAACGGTGAATTCTTTTTTCGATATTGCAAGCAAAGCTTTTTCAAATCGTTCCGTAGTGATTGCCGGTTTGTTTTTTGGCGCTGCTGCTGCCGTTTGTCCGTCGTCGTCAATAGATTGTAACGCAAGCATTGATTGAAGCGTTCCACGACGAAAATAAGTAATCGCCGAAAGTATCTTTTGCGGATCGGTTATCATTGGAAGTCGCATCCAAGATTCAACCATTTCACCGGTTTCGATGTCCACGATTTGTGTCATGACAACATCGTCCTTGATTGGTTGTAATAAGACAAGGCCATTTTCCCAAAGAACTGGTTCAACCGTTTCAAGCAAAGCATTGATGTCGGAATAGTTCTTTTTAAAATGTGGATTCGTTGCGTTCTTCGCTACCTTTCCAATTGATTGTTTTGCGCAATGTAATCGCGCATAAATGCCAATCGGTTTGATTGGTTTGACCGGTGTTTTCACCGCCGTTTGTTTTGCATCCATAATTATTTGTTTAGTTTAATTTTATCAAAGATAGTCAATTATTTCATTAATACAATTTTAATCAAGATTTATTTCATTTTCTTGTAAAATTTCAAAAAACTTTTCGCGAATCCTTTCAACCATTTCGAATTGGTTTTCTTTCAGTTCTTCGTATTTCCAAATCGCTCGAAGTTCATCTTTGATTTCGGTCAAGGCGTGCCACATTTTATTTGATTTGACGGCGTTGTCAAATTCGAATTGATCGTCCGGCAAATTATATTCAATTGTTGCTTTCATTTCTATATTTTAAGGTTGTACGTTAATTATATTTTAGTGCGATTTTTAGTTAATTGTGGTGATTAATACTTAAATTCCATACTTTGCGCTCATTTTAATTAATTTGCGCCGGTTTATAATTCGCCAAATGTATTCTTTATTTTCACTTTTGGCGAAGTATATCATTTTGATCCAAGACATGTGGCAATTTTTACCAGTTGTCTTTTATCGATATGTCAAGACAAAATTTGTCAAACCATTCCAGGAACAAATCAAAATCCTTGGCGATTATATACGTTCCACCTGATCGTTCAATCATTGCTTGATAGTTCTTTTGCGCTTCGGATTGACGATCCTTTCCAATCTTGACTTCAATCTTGACCGAACGTCCGTAAATCGTTGCCGAAATATCGGCGCTGCCAGGTGTTCCAGTTCCTTTCGTCCATTGCCCTTCGGTCATTGTTCCGTCGGTTCGTCGTGACCTTCGAAATACTCCCATTGTGTTGATTCGTTCCGCTTGAAAGTCGGAATAATTTAAGAAGTCGCATATACATTTCGTCAATCCGTTGGCGGTTTTGTCGGTGTACGCGGTTAATGGAATGATGTGACCAGGTGCGCTCGGATATCGATACGACATATATTTGAATTCAACCGCCTTCAATCTTGTTTTGGATTCTTTGTTCATATTTTAAAATTTATTTAGTTTGTTTTTATGAAGAAAATAACCTTCGCCATGTCCCAAATCTTTTATATTTTTTTCATTAATAAATTCGTCCTTGTCAATCCAACCAACAAATTCAACCACGTTTTTTTCAATATAAGACAAAACATAAATGTCAACGTCGTTATTGTTTTTCAAGGTCGCAAGTAAATTTCCATTTTTATTGGTGGTTGATTTGATATCGTATCTTTTTCCGTTCTTTGTTTTTCCGTCAAAGCTTCCACTTCGCGAAGACAAGTTGAAATCCGGGAATAAATTAAATTTTTTACAAAACGCAAATTCAGCAATAAAACCTTGAATGTTAATTTCTTCGTCGTCTAAATTTGACATCCTTGCATTTTGAACGTTATTGTTTATATTCTCGGAATTTCTTTTTTTGCCAATAAAATGACACAATTTCATTTCAAATTCATTCAATTCTATTTTTATCATTTTACTTGTTTATTAATTTCGTCCCAAATATCGCCTTCATTTGTGACCGATTGGTCATCAATCAATTCAAAGTATCGGCCGCCGTGATCGCGTTCTTTTCTTAAATCTAATTTTTTAAACTTCGCATATTCCGAAATCCATTTCAAATATCTTCGCGATTCAAGTTCTTTCCAACCGTTCGTTTCTTGTTGGAACAATTGGATTGAAGCGTTGTTGTAATGGCGAATATTGGATTCGATGTGGCCGTCGTTCACGAAGTCAAAGAAATCTTTGCTTGTCGCCTGGATGAATCTTTTCGAATCGGCGTTGATTGATATTGATTGTTTCAATCCGTACTTTAAAAACATTTGAAGATTCCGGATCATGTAATTGTCAAACCTTGACCAGTCATCAACCGACCAGGAATCAAACAACAAACGACCGTATAATTCAAGCGGCGATTTCTTCGCGTTGAAATATTGAAAGAATTCCAATTCGTGGCGTCTTCGGTCGTGACTTGATCCAGCGCCGGCAATAACATAATTCGTTGTAATAATTATTTTCGGCGACCTTTCAAATGGAATAAATATTTCATCCTTGTTTTTTCGGTTGACGGTTATTCCTTCCGATATCAAAGAAAATAATTGCTCAAAGTCAAAGTTCTTTTTCACGTCGTCGAACGCCAGGACTTGCGTATCTAAATTAACGCGTTGATAAACGAAGTCGCCTTTCGAATTGAAAGCTTTGCCGTCAATCTTTACAATCTTTCGAATATAAGACAAGGCCGTCAACATCAATGACTTTCCAGAACCGCCGTTGGCATTGTCGTCGATTTCTTGGTCATTGAAAATAATTGCCTTTTGATCGGTCTTATCTTTGAACGTGTGCAATAAATATCCAAGCGTTGATTCAAGCGCCGTTATTCGTTCCGGATTTTCGGCCGATACCTTTGAAATCAAATCTTGAAAGTCATTATTGTATTCATCAACTGGAATGAAGTCACGGTCTAAAATTTGATTTTCCCAAATATATCCTTCGACATCAATATACGATTGAAGAACGACGGAATTCTTGGTCACTTTTGCGACGCCATTTCGAAACGGAATCAATGAAATATCTTTTGTGTCTTGTAGCATCTTCAATCCAATCGAATCAATCATGTTTAAATGATTCTCGTTGAATAAGTAAACTGATTTCGAACAATAGTTCCAAACTTTTATTTCACCGCGTGACATCAAGAATTGAAGAACGAAGTCTTTTATTTGATCGGCCGATGAAAGTCGAACTTTATTTTCTTGAACTCGGACAAATGTTGGTTTTTCAGCATTTTCCGGATAATACTTATTGAATCCATTCTTGACCAAAAATTCAGCATATTTCAACGGTTCAATTGTAATTGATTCGCCGGTCTTTTTTTGTTCAATTATCCAAAAGATATCTTCGGAAGTTGCAAGATCCGTTTTGATATCGTCGATGACATCTTCATCAACATTCAATTGCTTTTTAATGTCGCGCAAATTTACGCCTTGTTTCAATTTCAATTTAACTTTTTGAACCAAATCGACATTCTCAAAATATTTTATTCCTGGCGATGCTTTTTTGTACGCGCTTTTAATTGTCAATACCAATTCCGACAAAGTAAACGATTCGGATATGAAATTGGCCTTCAAATAATATTCGGCGGTATCTTTTGAAATATTGTATTCGCAAAAGCATGCAGCCACCTTAAAAATATAAGCGTTTCTTGATCCTTCAATAAATGAACAACCAAAATCAAATTTCATTATTCGGTCAATGATTTTATCTTCGTCGGTCAATATGCAAGTTGGCGCTTTTTCAGTGAAGTCGAATCCTTTTTCTTGTTCGATGTCGGTGAATTCTTGACAAAATTCGTTGATGTAAGCTTGCGGATCAAATGATTCAAAACATACCCTTGAAACGTTGCATGAAGTTTTATCAAAGTAGTCACTTTGTATGTACTTTTCGAACGATTGGAATCTTCGTTTATGTTCGTCCTTGGTTGATTTTGGAATCTTAATAACTACCTTCAATCCTTTTCCACCTGGCGAAGTGAATACCAAATAAACAAACGGACAATTTTGCAATTTTTGCCGTTCGTTATCCATTGTGACGGCATCCGGATAATCGTCGAAATCCAAAACACAAAGGCCGGAATGTTCAACAAGGCCGTTGTCGTTTCGTTCGTTGAATGTTCCGTTGAACATAATGGCCAATAGTGAATTTTTCATCGCGCGATGTTCTTCGGAATTTTCATCCATTGCACGAAGACGGTCAATCTTTTTATTTAGATCGGAATAACCGTTCTTTATTCGTTCGTAAACATCAAGAATCGTCAAAGTATATGGCGTTTCTTTGCTATTAAATAAACTTTTAAAGACGGAAAGTTTTGGAATGTTCATGTTTAGTCATTAAAAAAAGCCAAGAACCTTTCCCGGATGCAGTCGGTACTCGGTTAATGGCCTTAAAAATTTTGTTTGCTGCATCTAACTTCGTAAAGGTAATTAAAATTTTCAATAATTTGCAAATATGTTTAAAACGTGACGATAATGTTCATTTCGTGACGATAAATCTTGTATCGTCACGTTTATTGTCACGGCTAATAATCAACCTCACATTGACTTTCCGACCGAGCGTGACGATGTGACGATAAATTTCAAAAAAATTGAGATAAAAAACCACTTTTTCAATTTTAATAGAATCTCTCATTGTTTTGCTATCGTCACCGTCACGCTTTGACCTTGTTTTGTTACTGGAATTGACTTTCAAGCCGTGACAATGGATGTTTGTATCGTCACGCATCGTCACGCGTATAAATGTTTTGATTGATTCGGCGCTTAATTTTGCATAAATCTTGAAAATTCTTTGCGTTTTCAACATCTTCAATCAAATTTCTTTTCTCAAAAAACAAAGTTTTGTCATTGAATTCCTGGAATAAATCTTTGGTATGCAACAAATAAAATTCATCATTTTGACTTTCAAAAATTTCCGCTTGTTTGATTCCGTGAATAATTGTGGCGTGATGCTTGTTAAAAATTTCAGCAATTTCACGCAAATAAAATTTTTGCTTTCTTAAATAGCAATAAAAAAACCACCTTCTATAAACTTTTTCCGGCCGATTACAATTTTTTTTCAATTGTTCATCTTCAATAATTTGTTTAATTCTTTGTATCATAGCGTTTCAACTTTTAAAATTAGTGGTCTATATAAATCCATTTTTATAATTGCGTGGTCGCGATCGTACGCTTCCAATATTCGAACTCCTAAACGTTTTTTTCCACCCTCAAAGTAATTAAATGTTATTTTAAATCGTTTCATTTGTCTTGTTGTTTAAAGGTTTTGTTATAGTATTGTTCTGCATATTCAAATGCATTTAAGTCTAAAGCATTACACCAAGTATCAATTATCTGTTGCTTCATCATCTGTTTTGCTTGTTGATATATTTGAACTTGTTTTATTAAATATTCATTTTCATTAATATTTCCTATTGTGTAATTAATTTTTAAGTAATTTATTTCTTTACAATACCAATCTAATGCTGTTTTCATTCTATTCTGATTTAAAGGTTAATTATTTCTTGTTTTACTTCTTTATAATATTCAATGGCATTAAAAGTTGTATAAAATACATTACCATTAGTTAATGTGCCAAATGACTTCAAAATTTCATCAACTAAAATCAATGCACATTTTTTTGCTTGGTTAGAATCTTTATGTTTCCAACCCTCTAAAATTGGTAAATATTTCCAAACTAATTCTTTTGCTTTTTCTTTCGGTGTCATTCTATTCTGATTTAAAGGTTATTAGGTTTAAATTCAATCAATTTAAAGTATGTTTTTTTACTGAAAACTGCTATCATTCCATTATTAAATTCAGCAACTAAATCATCTGTGAAAACGCCAATACATTTATCTATTGAATTACTTGGTTTGTTGTAAATAAAATCTCCAACTTCAATGTCATCATTTGAAATTATGTACTTTTTACCTTTGTGTAATTTTATATCTGTTTCCATTTTATTTTGATTAAAGGTTAATATCTTTTGTAAACACTATAAATCCAACTATAAATCCAATTAAACAGGATATTAAACACATCATTATACATTCCATTCTATTCTGATTTAAAAATTAATAAATTTCTTCACCACATTTAAGTGGTGTGCCATCCGAATTAAAAATTTGAATTGTTCCTTCTCTATGTCCTAATGTTTTATAAACAAATCCATTTTCACATTCAATTGAATAACTCCAATGCATACCTTCTTCATAAGGTTTCTTTTTTGATTCGCAATATCCTTCTAAAAAAAGAAGTCCGATTATTGCCACGCTGATAATTAGTGTTTGTTTCATTCTATTCTGATTTAAAGGTTTCGTTAAATAATTTAATTGCATACATTTCAGAGGTTTCATCAAAAATTAAATTGCTTTCTTTGGCTCTTGATTTATATCCATTAACAAAGTCTTTTTTTCTCTGCTCAAATTCCATTTCTTTGGCTTGATTAAATTCACTATACAAAGTCAAATCAATACCATGATTTTGTTTAAGAACATTAGCTAACCATTCTACTGCCGTTTTTTTATCGTTCATCTTCAAAAGTTTTATTATTGTTAAAATCTTGTTCGTTTAAATAGTCAAGGTAAAGTTGAATATTGAAACTGCCGCCTTTGTCTTCTTTTACTGATTGATTCCGCCACCACCGAACGCAAGCCATTACATTCGGCCGGATTGGTGTAAATTCGTTTTCTTGGATTTTTTGTGTTTTCATTTGTTTAGTTTTAGTTTTCATTAAAATAATCGTCGTCAAGTTCTTTACTTTCCAACCATTCATCAATTCCGTAATAAATCAAATCTTGAAGAACAATGTCTTCAATTGCGGATTTCACTTCGCGCATTTCTTCGCTGCTCGGAAAGTATGGATGACAAACGCCGTTGATCCATTGTTGACAATCTTCGGCGTAAACGTCAATTTTTGCTTCGCATTCATCTTCATTATAATTAATAAATTCCCAACTAAAATTTAAGTGGAATTCGATGTTGTCAATTTCGTAATAAATGCAAACGTTGTTGCGGTCGATAAATTCAATGTCTTCAATATTCATTTTTCTTCGTTTTAAAGATTAGTTAAATAGCAAAATGTATAAATAGCCACCCAAAACAAAACGAACACAATAGACGTGTTTAAAATGTCCTTATGCTCGTCCGTTACTGGCGTAAAGTAATAAATTAGATTGTTTAGTTTAGTTTTCATAATTTAGTTTTTAAAAATGTTGAACGCGGTTTCAATTTCATTTAAGTTTTCGTCGGGAATAAATGTCGCCATTGTTTGAATAATCAAATGTAATTGGTGAGTAGTTAAGGAATTTTCAGCTTGTTGCTTTTCTAAAAAGTCAAGCGTTTCAATAAATTTTTTCATTTGTTCAGTTTTGAAAGTTATTAAATAATTTTGCGTTTTCATTTGTTTAGTCGTTTAGTTTTAGAAATTTTTCGTAATCGGAAAGCAAGTTTATTAAACTTGTTGTTTGTGATTCATTGAATGTTTTAGTTAATGTCTTAATAAATTTTTCAGCGTTTTTTTGTCTTATTAATTTTTCAAATGATTCAAGTACATTCGCGCCGTTAAATTTTAATTCGTAATTTTTTTCTTGGTTTGTCATGTTGTTTAGTTTAAATTATTTTTCAAATCTACGGCGGTAATTTCATATATGCAAATTATTATAAACATTTTTTTTAAATAATGCACTATTAATAATCATTCTAAATAAGGAACAAAGGTAAAAATGGACATATTTTGTCCTCATGTATAGAAAACGCGAAAATTTGAACATGAAAATTAAGGATAAAACCTTAAAAAATTCTAATTAAATAAGGTAATCGCCTGAATAACGCTAAATAAAATTAACGAAAGACGGTTGTAAAATTCCGTCACTAAATCGGATATATGTTGTTTATGTTGGAAAAAAATGTCACATATATTAGCCAAAACGTGACAAATGGCGGTTAATTGGATAATATATTAGTCAATTTGTGTCGCAAATATAGTATATATTTACCCCTTGATACCTTACAATTTATTAGATATAACTTATAATACAACGATTATTTTAGCGAAAGGGGGTACGCAAAATGTCAAGTTTATTGCTTAAAAAACTGGACATTTATTTCAAAAAATATGCGTCAATCGTGCCACCTGGCCGAATTCTTTGTGGTGAATGAATCCTTCAACCGCCTTGATTGATAAATATCCTTTTTTGTGATGCCAGGAATCCGAACCCGAAGGCGAGCGCAATGATTCAACGGTGATTCCGACGTAATCTTTCGCCGATTTGTGGTGAATGTGGTGAGTATAAATATATCGATGCTTTGATTGTGACCATTCAATCGGAAATTCGGCAGCCATAAGCAATGGCAAGTCTTGTTGTTTTGCGCCGTCGCCGTGTGTTGTTCCGATCAAGTTCTTTCCATACAAAAAACCTTTGCGATGTGCAATCGAACAATCGAAAGTTATGTTCTTTGAATCTTTGAAACAGGTTTGAATGACATCGGCCAAGAAAAACCCGGACATGTAATCGTGATTTGACGGATTGAAGGTAAAATGAACATCGGCAATTGGCAGCAACATTTCTAAAATTTCGACATACAATTTTTTTGCGGTTAAAAAATTTGAATACCACATGCCGTCCGTATCCTGGTTCGTTCCGCCGGTGGTTGTCCGGTTCGGCGTGTCGATGTGCAAAATGTCATTGCCACCAATAAAAAGAATCTTGTCGATGTTGAATCCTTTCGCCTTGCGAATGATTCCTTGAACGCCTTCGCGAACGCGTTGAACCGCGATTTGACAATTGTAATCTTCGCCGGTGTCGAAAGCTTCGCATAATTTACCGATGTGGATGTCGGCCGGATCAACAACCAACAAATGACCTTCAATCACTTCTTCGCGATCAATTGGAATGTATTTCGGAACGTGGTTTGAAATCGAATCAATGATTTCTTGTTTCATCGTTTCGAATCCTTGTTGATCTTCGGTCTTGAAGTTCGGATTCTTGAAAAAAAGCGATGCGGTTTTATTCTTGATCCAACCATGTTTGACATTCTTGTCATCCATGTCCATTTCATTGGCCGTTCTTTTTATCGCTCGGTATTTTTCGAGCATTTCAGCTTCGTCCGGTTTTAAACGCGGTCTAAAATTATTTATCAAACGATTCGTCTTAATTTATCAACGATTCGCAAAATTAGAAACGTCACGAATCCGGCTAAAAAACCCCAAAAAAATAAACTCCAATTCCTTTTGCGCTTTTCTTGTTGAATTTCTTTGCGCTTTTCTTTGGAATCTTTATAAATATATTTGTATTTCAAGACATCTTGTTTGACAACTTGCGTTTTGTAGCGATATTCGATCCTGGTTTGAAAACGTGTTTTCGGAACATAAACGTTTCTAAAAAAAATGACCGAATCGCGGTAACGAATAATTTTTTCGAATCGAATCGTATCGTTTACATAATACGCAACCGAATCAACGGTTGCAATTCTTATCGTGTCGCTATCTTGAACAAGCTTCAAGCCGTGTTTTAAGGCCTTTTTATAATGATATTGCGCCAATCGTTCGGATGAACAACCAAACATCGTTAAAACGCTTAAAAATGCGATTAGTTTTTTCATAAGTTTTTCAGCATTTCAATCATTCTTGGACATGGATAAATGTCGGACTTGTCATGACGAACTGAATTGTGCGTAAAAATTCCGTTTTCACCTTTCAAAGCGCGCTTGTCAATGTCAAATATCGAATCATTGTATTCTTTGCTTATTCCGTAAGTATCGCATAAATAGACAAGCAATTGACGCGTTGATTCGATTTGTTCATCCGTGTATTTTTGCCAAAAGATGTGGCCTTTGTATTTTCCGTTTAACTCGGTAACTTGCGAACGATCAACTTTGCCACCAACATAATTGATGAAGTTACCGTTTTGTTTTTTTAGCGGCCCAAAATTACAAATTTCAATTCCGATTGATATTTTGTCCAAGCTTCGATAAGTGATTCCCTTTTCGGCGAAAACTTCCGGTTTCAATCCAAGGTGATATGCCCAATGCTTTGAACTGAATAATTGAACGATTGTTCCTTTTTCACCGATTACGAATGCCGTCGCGATCTTTCCTTCCTTTTGTTGAAAGTAATTCGCAACCGCGATTGGATTGCCACCGCCGGCCGTGTGATGCAAATAAATTTGTTTCTTTTCGTGAACGTCTTGAAAAAATTGGTCGTTAGATAGACGTTGTTGAACTATCTTGGTTTGATCTAATTCCATTGATATCGTTTTTAATTTCTTTCGCCCTGGCGAATAATGATTTCATTGCTTGCCAAATATCAATTCCTTTAACGGCCTTATAATTTTCATTAATGGACATGACTTCGATTGAAACAAGAACCAATGAAAGAATTTTTGTCAACATTAATGGAACGGAAAAGAATTTTAAAATAATGTCGTTCAAAATAAAATAATCTATTAAGTAAAATCCAATGACCGCAAGTTCGTATAAAAATAATTTTGAAATAATTGCGGATAATTTTCGTGATGTAATTTTAATTTTTAATTTTTTAGCTTTCCAAAGTCCGGTCAAGGTGTCAACAAATATTGCGAATCCAACCAGGAACAAAATGCCTGAAATCGGTAAAAAAAACGCGCCAACAACCGCAAGCAATTTCGTAAATGACAAACGGATATTGGCCAATAATATGAATAATTGTATTTTCATTTGTTTTCAAATTTTTCAATCAACTGGAATGTCAAAAATATTCCAAGCGCGACGCCACCAAGCTTCAAGAACAAAGCTTCTTCAAAATACATTGCCATTGCCGTTCCATAAGCTGCAATAAAAAAGATAACCGACAATGATCTTAAATGCTTGTTCATCTATATATTATGTTTAATTGTTCTCAAAATCGTAATTATCGTAAGGAATTTCGCACCAATTTTCGTAATCGTAAATGTTCAAGGCCATGTTCATCGTCCAACCGGCCGTCACGTCGTGTGAACGGTTAATAAATGGCGTCGTTGAAATCGTTCCTTGAATATCCAAGAATTCTTCAAAGCGCCATTGTTTGAAAGTGACATGAATATCTTTACAAATGGATAAGCAATCGGAATGAATTTCATCGATTTGTCGATATTCTTGAAGATTGTACTTATCAGCAATTGAAATAATGCAATTCACTCCGACAAAATTGTCACCAATCGTTCCAGGTTGCAAAGTGACAATCATTATTGGAAAGCTTACGGCGTCGCGTGAAACGGCATCGATAAAATCACCAAAAAAGAAATCATTTATTTGACGGTGTTCCGTCGCTATTATTTCGAATTCCCTTTTTAACTGGTTGATTGTTTTTTCCATTTTTTAAATATATTTTTAGCTTTTCGATTTGTTCCTTTGAAGCTTTGAATTTCATATAATAAAATTTATCGGCGTATATCCGTTTCGATC